GTCCCCAAAGACAATGACATTGTCGATCACTTCCCGATCTATAGGAAAGGAGATCCTTCCATCCGATGTACGCGGAGCCATGGCATGAACAGCAATTGCTGCGAACACCATGGCTTCGACCGGAAAGCATACAGCCGAACCCATACTCGCAAACTTGTTGAGAGTATGAACCGTGCCATCAGGCAACTCAGCCTGAGTTGACCTACAAGCGAACAGAGCGTCCCTAACATCGGGACGTCCGGAAAAGAGCTCGGCGACAAGCCGAGCGCTAACCGAGTCGCTCGCACTCGATAGATCGATAGTGGCGATACGTCGATTTTCCGACCCTTCACGGGCGGCTCGACGGTTGTCGTCACTGGTCGTGAACCGCGGTGGTAAGCCGCGCTTCTCGATTGATCTTACGAGAGCGGACATGAGCCCTTGCTGCGCGTACATGCGCCACGAGGGTTCGACTGCGATGGTCCTAGGACCCTTCGCAGTCTTCGGCACGAACGCCACCCTGACCGGGTGGTCGCTAGGCTGTATGTATTCGATACCGACGTCGATCGCATGGCGATCGTTGTATCGACAGTAGAGCCAAGAGGGGAAGAACGGTTCCATCCGCTCCTCCCAACGGGAAAACTGCCACCGAGAATTCGGTAGCAGTTTCTCTTGACTCGCCCCGTTCCCGTGTCTAACAGACAGCGAGAACGAATCCATCTCGTCGCGAACGTCGAGAAGGACACTGTCGAACAAGTCTGCGAACACAGCAGTAAGTTCTGCTGATGATCCAGAAGTGGCCCGTGCGTCAACCTCGAGGTAATCCTCGAGAGCACGAGTCGTATACTTCGGATTGCATTCCACTCGCATCTTGGCTGCAAAGCCAGTCAGCTGGCGGATAATGCGAATCGCAGTAACGTCGGGATTTGGTCGAATACGACCATCCCTCTGGAACACGCGGGAGACAAAACCTCGCAGAAATGCGGGGAGCTGTCCATCCTTTCGGAAACCCGGAACGATGACGTCCCAAGATCCGTTCTCCAGGGCGGCTTCAAAGCCGACCCGGAACGCATCCAGTGTGATGGTGAGGAAGGGTTCACCTTCCTCACGGTATCGTGCTCGGACCGTATTAAGGTCACGAGTAGGGTCAATGTCGTACAGACTACACGAGTCTCTAAGGAGAGACTCGAACAGAGCTACGAGGCTTTTCATGATCCCCATCCTTAATGGGTGGTCATCCAAGTTCCCGTGGCTCTAGCGTCACCAGTCCGTTAGGACTGTCCCTGCACCACGTCTTC